ACACGGCTACACGGCTACACGGCTACACGGCTACACGACCACATGGCTACATGGCTACATTGTCAATTTTATTTCCCGCCGCTGCAGCCGCGACGTCGCCCGCGCCCTCCCGAAAATCGTCATGATCGTTCCGATCACGCCGCCCGCAGCACTTATCAAGGTGGTGACCTGATCGCCCAATTGCTGGATGAGGTCCGCCGTTACGTCAAGGCCAACCAATGGCCCGACGATTGGCAGGACAGTGGTGACAGCCGTTAGCGCCGCGCCCCATATGGTCATCGACTCACCCCACCACTTCCTGCTTGCGCCGCCGCCATTGTTTATCGTTGCATTTTTTTTCATGTCATCAATTTCCTTCTTTGCTTCTACCTTTGGTTCTACTGGTTTTGCTCGTTTGGCTGGTTTAACCGCCTGCGCTTCGGCCATGCCTGGCGCCGGTTTTGCCGGGCGTGCCCGTGACACCCGCGGTGCCCGCGGCGCCGGTTTTGCCGGCTTGACAGCTCGTGCCGGTCGCACCGGCTGTGCCGATGGCAGCGGTTGTGCGGCCTGCGCTGGCGGCACAGCGATCAGCTCGTTGGCACGCGCCAGAGTTATGCGCAGCCGCCGCAGCCAGCCACGGCCGAAGCGTTTGAAATGCGCCAGAGAGCGGTAGTGCCGCCGCCGCAAATCGGCATAGCGCGGCAATGCATCAACCACCGGCGTGGCTGCGGCGGCGGCTATTGTTTCTGGGCCGATTTCGCCATCGACCTGCGCGCCGACGGCCTGTTGCAGAAACCTGATCGCCCGTCCGACACCCTGATTGACGGCGCAATCGAAATGCATCAGTGCGAGAGCCGGCGTGAAGGCGGCGCAGGAGGCTCGTTGCCAATAACGCTGGTGATAAATGGTTCTGACCAGCTTTGGTGAAATCCGCCGCAGCCGCCGCCTCAAACCGGGCGCGCTCTCGGCATTGAGCACGACATTCAGCTGTCTTGCGAAATCGCCGATCGTTATGCCGAAATTGGTCGCACCGCCGGGGTCTTGCGGGTCGTCGCTATAGCCCCCCTCCATTTCGAGCACATGCGCCAGGGCATGCTCGAAAACACCGTCCATTGTCACCGCCGGCGCAGCCGGAGCGGCAGGACCCGGCGGCGACGGCGGCACTTTGACCGGCGTTGCTCCGGACGGCCTGTTATTCTGCGCAATGTTCTCCTCCGGCCAGCGGAACCCCAGCAGCCTTGATCTGGCAAAGGCTGAAACCTTGACCTGATCCGACTGATTGCCACCAACCAGAAACAGCGTCCTGGCCGTTGCCCGCACCAGAAAGCCGACGTGACCCAACTCAATATTTTTGCCGCGGCGCAAAACCGTAATGGCGCCCGGCCGCGGTTCCTCCAGCTTCTTTCCCCAGGCAAGATAAGACCGCGCCATAAGTGATCTTGTGCTGGCGACACCGCTTCGTTCCAGGCAGGCGCCCACAAAGGCCGCGCACCAGGCCACTTCATCATGCCTGATGGAGGGTTGCCCGACCTCGCCATAGAATTTGACAATCCGCGGATTGTCGCGGCTGCCGGAATATTCTCTTTCGCCGAACTCCGCCCAGGCATGGGTCATCCATTCCGGTTGTTGCATGAACCGGCCTCCTTCACTGTCAAATGTCGATGGTGGGCTAGAGGTCTTTGGCACCTTGCAACCGCAGCCCGATCCACTCACCACACTCGCAATTCGACGGCGTGCTGGTGTGCTGGTGGATAGATCGGGTCAAACCGTTGCCGCTGCCTTGGCGCCTCGCCCATAGCTCGCCGAGATCTGATATACGTTGAATGAAAGCCCCGTCTGCAGCGCCCCGAAGTCGGCGATCTGCTGCGCTGCCGTGTAGGTCACGCCTGGCGCCGTCGCGCTCAGCGTCCGCTTCACCAGCGGGCCATCGAGAATGTCGATTTCATATCGTTCAACCTCTTCACCCAGCGGGACTTCAAGCTGCTCCCAGCCATCCCCTCCCGATCGGGTGCGGCGTATCCACGACAACTGCAGGTCATTGCCAACATGGACTGCGCTCAAATGCACCGGAGCCAGCGGCCTTAACCCGACGCCTGCAAAGCTGTGCTGGCGCGTATCATAGGAGCTGTCGCCGATGTCCCGGTTGGCCGGCCCGAACGTCCAGTTGTACGGCAGGCCAATCTCATCACTGGTCATCTCGACGGTGCTCACCGCACTGTCCAGCAACACGAACCTCGCCCCGGCACTGGTCAAAGCCTCATTCGCCGCTTCCGTTCCCGCCTGCCCGCGCAGCAATGCCGTCAGCTCGTAGGTCCCCGCTCCGGTCAGCGCCGCATTCTGGAATTGCATCACCTCCCAACTGCCATCGTCCGCCTGAATCGCAGCAGCATTACTGCCGGCAAACAATGCCAGAGAGGTCACCGATACCAAGGTGCCATTATCCAAAGCCACCTGCAGTTTGGTTGCCCGATCCCGGCGCCCGGTCGGTCCGGGCGGCAGGGCGCTCAATATGATGCCGGTTGTCGCCGGCGCCGCCACGATGGCCTTCAGGGCATAGCCGGTCGTTTCCGGTGAGCGATAAAACGCAACCGCACCAGGCCACGGCGTTTTGGTCGCCGCCACATAGCCTGCTTCCGGCGGCTCATCGCCGCGCAACAGCGGCAGATCCAGAAATATGCCAAGCGCCTGGCCCGTTTGCGCCGATGCTTGCACGCGCCCGGCCCGCGCCGGTCCTTCCAGCGCACGATAAACTTCCCGGTCAAGGCTAAGCGCCTGGATATCGCGCGTGCCATGATCTGCGACTTCACTCACGCGCAGTTGCCGTGTCCGGCCATCAATCACCAAGTCCACGACATCGCCTGGCTCATAGGCAAGGCGGCTCGGCGGCAGCGAGAAACTTGCCCGCTCACGGGCGCTCCAGGTCTCGAACAGCCACGACTCGGCAATCCCCACTGCCTGTTCGGCATCCATCACCAAAGGCAGATCCGCCAGCGCTACACGGCCGCTGGCTCCGACCAGCCGGCGCGCCTCGGCGACAGCCGGGGAATAGTCGGCGCCAGCCGATGTATAGCTGATCTTGGCAGAAGCCGGCAGATCTGTTTCCTGGGCGCGCGTCACCGTGAAAAGCGGATCGCTCACACCACTCTCAACGAGGCCATCAGGCTGCAGAACCTCCACCACATCCGCTGCACCGCGATGCTGAAACCTGATGATGCCGCCGCTCTCGATTGAATCGAAAAAATAGGCAAGTTCCAGCGGTTGAATGGCCTCGCGCGCCGCCATCACCCGGTCGATCACGAACCCCGGGATTATCCCGTAGAGCGCGCCCGCATCGATTGCGCTGAACCCATACTCCTTGATGATGGCCGCCATTGCGTCATTCAGCGCGACACCCGTTATGCGCCCGTTCAGCCAGTGACCAAGCGTCCAGTTGGCGGCATCGCCCCAGACATCGCCATTGTTCGGGAATGCCGGAAAAGGACGCGCATCCCATGCGTAAACGAACATCCGCGCAATATCGATCATTGGCCCGCCGTAAACGCTCGACGTCGGGTTGCTGCCCGCCACATAGCCGGCATGAGCCGGATCGAGGGCTTCGTGAAATGCCTGCAGATAACGGCGCTGCATCAGGTCGTCGCGCGAGCTGTCGGAATAATACGGCACTGCCGATTCTGCACTCTTCGGATCGACGAATACATTGGGCTGGTTGGCTCCCTTGTCGATGGCCGGACAACCAAGCTCCATGAACCACAACGGCTTTGATTGCGGCACCCATGGGCTCGGCGTTGCCGATTCCACACCATTTGGCCGGTCGAAATGCTGGTTCAGCCACCAGTTCTTCAGATCCTTGAAACGATAGACCCAGGGCTTGCCGGCGCCGTCGCTAATTGTCGTCCTGGTTTGCGCATCGCGATCAGCCTGGCTGGCATAAAAATAGTCATAGCCTTCGCCAGCAAGCAGATTACCCTTCAAATAATCCACATCATGGATCGAGCGGGCCCCCGCCAGCCAGTCGAGATGTGTTTCACCATCGCGCCAGTCGGAGAGCGGCCAATAGACATCAATGCCGATGGCATCGACATTGGGCGAGGCCCATAGCGGATCGAGATGGAAATAGACGTCGCCCGAACCATCTGCCGGTTGATGCCCGAAATACTCAGACCAGTCCGCCGCATAGGTGATTTTCGTGGCCGGCCCCAACACCTGGCGCACATCTGCCGCGAGCTGCACCAGGGCGCTGACAAAGGGATAACTCGCCGCTCCCGAACGCACCCACGACAGCCCGCGCAGCTCGGACAGCAGCACAAAGGCATCGACACCGCCTGCCGCCTTGCACAAAAAGGCGTTGTGCAGGATCATGCGCCTGAATGACCATTCCGCCGGGCCACTATAGACGACCGTGCCGCCGACAATCGAAAAATCACTGACCTGGGCGGTGCCGACAAACGCATTGATCTGCGTTGCCGCCGCTTGCGTCCCATCGGGACTGCCACTCACCCCGGCGGCCGGATAAACCGTGATCCGTCCGCGCCACGGGTAGGACGGCTGCCCCGCCGTCCCCGTCCCGGGGTTGGGCAGGCCATTGCCATCGGCCACATCCATCAGGATGAACGGCGAATAGGTCACCGCGATGGCGCGCGCCTTCAGGTCCTGAATGGCGGCGATCACTGATGCATCGGAAGGTGTCCCGCCATAGGCGGCTTTGCCATTTTTCAGGCTGACAAGATGCGCTGTGGCCCGCGTCTGGCCGGCAACCGACCATTGCATCGGACTGGTGGCCTTGACCGCCAGTTCGACGCCGGGGCGCAACTGACACTGGCCGGCGCGCAGATCCGTGCCGAACCAGCTCACCACCAGCGACACGGCCTTGGCATTGGGCAAAGCCGCCTGCAACTGATCCATCGAGACGGACCAATCGGTGCCGCCCTGTCTGCTATGTATGTTTTCAGCCTCGCTCTGGCCGCCACCGATGTCATGATTGACCGCATCAGGCCCATAAACGAATTCGCCGGACCCGGGGATTATCACAACGCCCCGCACCTGCTTCTGGAACCCGTCGACCGCGCGATAGACTTCGAATGACAATTGCGGCAGGCGATTGCCAAACTCGGCCAGCGGCATGCGCTCAAACACGATATAGGCAACGCCTCGATAAGCAGGCACATTGCCGGCGCCCTCCTTGGCCTCGATCAGGGTATCGGGCAGCTGCGTTTCAGACCCTCTATGAACCCGATAGGTGAACTGCGACAGATCCAGAGGGCTGCCATTGGCCCAGACCCGCCCCACCGAGGCTATTTCGCCTTCCGCCAGCGCAATGGCGAAATTGCCATAGTAGCGATATTCAATCGTCGTCGTTGAGGCGCCGCCGCCACGGGACCCACCCTTGCCGCCACCGCTGTTGCCACTGCTCTTGCTCTTGATGACCTCTTCTTCGAAATTGGTCGCCCAGATGACCTGGCCGCCAAGACGCGCCCGCCCATAGATCCTCGGGATTGCAGCGCCCTCGCTTGACGCGGTGACCGTCAGATCGGACAGCCGCGGGCCGGTAAATCTGCGCGACTGGCCCGATGCCCCGAACAGCGCCTGGTCCACATAAGACCCCGCCAGCGCGCCCAGTTGCTGACCGATGACCGCGCCGCTGACCGTCGCCCCTAAAATCGAAACCCCGGTCGGCAGCAGCGCGCTCCCGGCAGCTGCCCCTGCCGCAGACAAAGCTAGTGTCGCCATTACTCTATTGTTCCTGGAAATGAAAATGCCCCGGCAAGGCGCCGGCGCCACCATGGCGAGAATGCCACCTCTGAGACCCTTGCGCCTTCAATCGCATGAATCATTTTTTGCTCTCCGCACAGGATCGCTGCATGCTTTGCCGCCATCCCGCGCCGCCAGCGAAAAATCACGACATCGCCCGCCTTGGCGCCCGACAGATCGGTTTCGAGCAGATGCAGCCGCGCCGCCATGAGCAATGTTTCCTGGCGCGCCGCTTCTGCCCAGTCGCGCGTATAGCCCGGCACCAATGCTGCTTCGCGCCCATAAAGTGCCCTGTAGACGCCGCGCACGAGGCCGAGACAGTCAGTGCCGACGCCACAAAGGCTGGCCTGGTGGTGATAGGGCGTGCCCAGCCATTGGCGCGCTGCGGCGACAACCGCCTGGCGATCATGACACATGCCAGTACCGTCCATTTGTCTCCCTAAAGCGTTGTGCCATCGTTCGGGCCATTGCGCTTGACGCCCGCAGTGACAAAATCATTGCCCGGCATTTGCGCAAAGCCCCTGAAATTCACGAGGTTGGAAAATTTGTTCTTGCAGGTCGCAAACTGCTTGTCGCAGCCAGCCGCAAGCGTGAATTGATCGGCCACCGCAATGGCTTGCGCCATCGCCTGCCACAGTTCGATCTGCACGACACCGGCGCTCACGTCATGCCGCTTTACTTCCATCGACAGGCCGGCATTGGCGCCGCTGGTCCAACTCAGCAGACCGCGCTGAAACCAGTTTCCCGCAAAAGAGGCAAGACCGCTGGCGTTGAAAACGCGCGGCGAGTTAAGGGCCGTGACTGCCCCCGCCCCCTTGTAGACGGCAAGCGCAAGATTGACGCCGCAGCGCGCATCGCCAAGATCGGCATCGCAGGTAAACTGGTAAAGCCGCCCCTTCGGTTGCTGCAGATAATGCGCCAACCCCCGCACTTCGGCGGTAAAGGCACCGCCCGAGCGCCTCACTTCGCCGAGTGATCCGCTGCGCGTCAGGACCCGCTGTGCCGGATCGGCCCAGTTCACCCGGAAGATCTCGACGCCCGCGTCATCGAACAGCCCGCCGGCCAGATCATTATCGCTGAGACTCTGCGATGATACCGCCCCCGTGACATCGAGATTGTCGACGTTGAGCCCAACAGTTTCCTTGATCTCACTTGCGCTAAATCCGCTCATCGCCTCAAAGATCGTCCCATCGAAAACGACGTTGCGATCATGATCGGTAAAGCCAAAGCTTGCCCCATCATGGCGCGTCAGGCGCCAGCACCAGCATAAGGTCGTCGCCCCGCTGGCCAGATGCGCAGTGAGCGCCGCCGGAAGCGTCTTCATATCCGCACCTCGACAATTGGAATATTGGGAATGGCGCCATGGTGCAGACCCTGCACCGATATTTCCAGCTTGTCGGTATCAAAGCGCACCGGCACATCGAATTCGAACCCGCCAGTGACATCCTGACCGGCCGCCGGAATATGCCCGGCAAGAAAGGTTACAATGCCGCTTGCATAGTCGATTCCATAGGCAATGCCCTCCGCCTGCGCCACCCCGCCAACCGACAACAGCACACTTCCCTGTACCGGTTTTTTTATATCGCGGACCCAAGGGGCATGCGCGCCGCCATAGGTCTTGATCAGCTGAAATGACGCCGCCACGCCATCACCCGTGCCAAGCAATTGGTCGCCTGCGCCGGGCACCCCTTCAGGAACGCCTGACTTGAAGTCGGCATGATCTTTCCAGCGAAAGCCATAAAGCTGCCCGCGCCGCTCTTCAAAAAACGCGCTCACGGCATAAAGATCGTCGATCCCCTTGATGCCATAGCCGGCGTTATAGCGACGCCGCGAATCCGCCCAGCGGCTGTTGCGCTCCTCAAAGCCGGACCCCAGAACCACGACCTCGGTGCGCCGCTCCGGGCCGCCCTGACTGCCGCGCGAAATCTCGACAGGAAAGCGTATTTCATGAAAGTTCATTTGCTATTTGCTCCACTGCGCCGGCCCCGCGCACATCTTTCCGGCCTGCCGGATGCGCCATCCAAAGCCAGCCGCCTGTCGCCTCCCCTACAAATTGCGCTGCCCCTGTCCGACAACCCGCGCCAGCATCGCCGCAACCTGCGTTTCGGACCGGCGAAAACTTGCCGCATCAGGCGTTGTCACATTGAATGTCACCTGCACATTTCTACCCGCCTGCGCGCGCACGCCCAACCGTCCATCGGGGCCGCGCGCCAGCGGCATGATCGCCTCGGCACCTGCTTCTCCGGCAACACCGCTGCCGCCGCGGCCAAGCGGGAATGCAACCGGCGAAGAAATAATGCCGCCCTTGGCAAAGGGCACCGGCATGGATTGTTGAAATACGCCACCCTTGGCAAAGCCGGCGCCACCGCTGAACAAACCCTTGAAGAAGCTTCCCGCCGCCTGCTGCAGCGGCTTGAACGCAGCCTTCAGCGCCATGCGCGACAGGCTCAAGGTCAGCGTGCGAAACACCGAACCGAGGCTTTTACCCTTGATGGCAATGCCTTGAAACGCGTTTATCATGACACTGCTGAACTCGGCTCCCAGCTGCGAAGATTGCTTCAACTCGCGGTTAAGGTCTTTCTGACTTCTGGTGGCCTGCTCTGTCTGCTGTGCAATATCCTGATTGCGATTGCCCTGGTCCATCTCTCACTGATCCTTTTCGCTGAATTGTCATTAATCGGGAAAGCGCAACATCAGTTCCGCCAGCTCATCCAGGCCCGGCGGCGCCGTGCGATCAACGCCGCTTCTGCCATCAATAGCCGCCGCCAGCTCCTTCGGCGTCATCGCCCAGAACTCGTCTGGCGACAGTTGCAGCACGCCGAGGCCAAAGCCCATCACGCCGTCCCAGGGAAAGGGGCGGTTGCGCTGGCGTCCCCGCTCGCCTGGTCACTGCTCCCACCACCGGCCTGGTCAATCACCTCGCCGACCGCCTGGCCGATCACTGCGCCTGCTGCCGCGCCCACCGGCCCGCCAAAAGTCGCACCAAGCAGTTGCGCCACGATCCCGACAAAGCCTGCCGCACCGCCTTCCGCGTGCATCGTCTTCACCGCATCATTCTCGATCTTGTGCCCGCCGCCGCGCAGCCCGGCACCGATCACCCGCAGCGCATCATTGGCGCTGATCCGCCCCGAGCCAAACCGTTCCGCCAGCGCCAGCATGTCATCATCGCCAAAGGCGCTTTCCAGTTCCGCCAGGGCGCCCAGCGTCAGGCATAATTTATAGGTCTTACCGTCGAGACATGCCTCTATCTCGCCGCGATGGTGGTTTGCCATCATTGTCTCCTCATGTTCAGTTTGTTGCAGCCCGTCAGATTACGACAAAGCTCAAGGCGCCGGCCGACTCCAGCGACAGATCGAACGCCAGTTCATTGTCGTGGCGGCCGCTGAATTCCAGACTGGTAATCTGGAACGCCCCTTCGACGATGCCGAAATTGGGGATCACCACCTGCCACGACCTGATCGTGCCGTTGAAAAAATAATCACGCACTGTTGCGTCAGACACCGCATCCTTGAAAATGCCTGCACCGGTGATCCGTGCCGCCTTGATGCCTGCGCCCTGCAATAATTCACGCCACTGGCCGACCGATTCCTGATGCGTAATATCGACAGTCTCGGCATTGAATGCCAGGTTGCGCGAACGCAGCCCGGCCATCGTCGTGAATGTTCCCAGTCCATCGCTGTCGACCTTCAACAGAAGGTCCTTGCCCTTTTGTGCTGCCATTTTCTGCTACCTATGTTCCTTCCATATCTTCCACCGCGGCGTGGGGACAAAACAAAACCCGCCCATCCGCAAGCTTTGCCAAACAGGTTGTTAGATGATCGGCTCGGTCACCGCTCTGAAGCGAACGATGCCGTGATAGGTGTCGCCATCCGGCTCACGCCGCGCCTCGGAAAACTCGTGCCGCAGATTGACCAGATTGTGCCCGGCAGGGACCAGCGCCTGATCGTGCAGCGCGGCGCGCAGGACGCTCATGATCTGGCGCACCTCACGCCGGCCAGCCTCGCGCGACCAGACATGCAGGGTCACAACATGCTCTGCGCCAGATTCAGTGCCGGTACTCCAGTCGCGCAACGAACTGCGCCCGAAGGTCAGATAGGGAAAATCAGTGCGCTGCGGCACATCATCAAAGATTTTGGCACCGCCAAGCAGGCTCGTCAGCGCAGCATCTGCGATGAGCGCCCCATAGATTGCCTGTTGCAGTGCCCAGCCTGCCTCTGCCATCGCTTGTCTCTCCTTGCAGCGGGAACTTGCTGACCACGTCCTGGATGTCCTGAGCCAGGCATCAAAGCTGGCGCTCTTCGCACAACACCTTCAGCCAGCGATGCCGCTCATCGACGTCAATGACGCTTAGAATTTCGAAGATCCTTGCGCCCTTGGTAAAGCGCATCGCTGGCACCACGCCTGCGCGATAGCGGATCCATATTTCGTGCGTGGCGCGCCCTTCAAGTCCATCGGCGACGACATCCTCGCCACCGCTTACCGGCAGCAGCGCCGCCCAAAGCGTGGCCACCGCGGCCCAGCTTTCGGCTGCCCCGCCGCCGCCGTCGTCAACCCGCGCCACCTGTTCCAGGCTCATCCGCTGGCGCAGATCGCCAATTGTCACCGATCGTTTCATATCCGCCTCTCGCGATAGGGCATCAAAAGTTCGCTGACCATCTTGGGGATGGCAACGCCGCTGCCGCCCACTTCAAACGGCTCGCGCCGCTCGTACCAATGGGCGATCAGCAGCATCAGCGCCTGACGGATCGGCTCAGGGACATCGCTGGCGAGATTGCCATAGCCGGCGGTAAAGGCGATCTCGATGCCATTTGCCGCCCGCTTTGGTGCCGGCCAGCCGGTCCCGCCCAGACGCACCAGCCGTGCCGGTACGCCCTTGCCGTCAACGTAATAGCCGCTCGCCGCCACCGGCGTGATGCTTTCATCTTCTGCATAAAGCTGCACGGCGCTGACGCTCTGCAACGGCCGCATCGGCAATCGCACCGTTGTGCCGCCCGGCCAGGCATCGAGAAACAGCGACCAGCTCTGGGTAATGAGCGCAAGCCCCAGCGAGGCCTCGATATGCAGCCGTGATGTAATAATGAGGCTTGAAATCAGCGTGTCTTCATCTGCCGCGTCAACACGCAGATGGGCCTTGGCATCGAGCAGGCTCACCGGCTCGATCACCGGCCCGCTAGTCATAACTAGGGCCATGGATCACTCTTTTACGTTTTAGGATTACCGGAACACTCCGGCCAGACGGCAGGCAGCCATCTCGATTTTGCTCAGGCAATGGAGCCAAAGAACAGCTCAACAGCGCGCGTGCCGTTTGCCGGAACAATGCCTTGAATTATTATTCAGATTCCGACGCTAGTGTCCTGTCTCCGAAATAGGCATATATTATGCGGGGCGTCCGGACTGCCTATTTCGGAGACACAAAGGACACTAGACTTAAAATCTACTTGCTAGTGTGGTTTATGTCTCTCAAAT